AAATTATTGATATATGCGAACATATTATTACTTATTTCACTTGAAATACTAATATCACCATCGCTATCAGAGTCATCGTCGTCTTCGGAATTACTATTACTTCCATCGGAATCATCAAAAGGATTTTTGGAATCATCATCTTCATCGTCTTCACTTTTTTCAGTGTCACTATCTCCATCATAATTGGATTTATCGTTATTATATATTTCTTCTAGTTCATTATTAACAGAATTAGTAGTAATATCTTGAATATCTAATTCTTCTATATCAATTTCAACAATATCATCGGAAATACATAAACGATTTTTATTTTTTCGGGAATTATTTTCCAATAATGATTGAATTACATCATATTTAGAGAAATCATATATTTTATTCATATTTTCCATGAAAAACTTGGAATCACTTAAATATTCAAAGTCATCAGCAATATTGAATTTAAATTTTCTTTGAACAGTAAGAAAAGAACCGTAAAAATCAATACATGTGGATACATTATGTTCATTTAATAGTTTACTACTCAAAAAACTGAAAAAACAATCAACATATGAAGAATTATTAGGGTCATTTAATTTAGATTCTTTGTCTGTAGAATTCAAATTTGGCAAAGATAATAATTTTTTATCATTTAAATCGTATTTTCCAATAAGATATTTGACAGGATCAAGTAATGGAGAGAATTTAATAAATGTAGATTTAGGTGAAATATTTTTTTCGTTGTGATCATATACATTTTCTAAATCCACTAATTGATATTTATGATTAAATCCAATTTTATCATAATTTGATTCATTCATATTAAAGAAAATGTTATAAATTGGATTATATTTTTGTATTTCTTTGTTATCGAAGGGAGTATAATCATATTTTAAATCGTCTTCACTAAGAATAAATTGTTCCTTCATTTTATTTATGTCAATATCACGTATAATTGAATAATCGATTTTCATATTATTGAAATCGGACATTAGTATAATGTATAATGATTTTTAACAAAAAAAATACTAGAAATAAACGTTTTATTCTCGTTAATTATAAAATGAAAATATGTTTTTTTATAATAAATGACTTTAGAGCTAAAGAAGTTTAATATGCGCGACATTACATTTAAGCCAAATGAAAACAAAGGACCAGTTATTGTTTTAATAGGACGTCGTGACACGGGTAAATCGTTTTTAGTAAGAGATTTATTATTTTATCATCAAGATATTCCAATAGGAACAGTTATATCAGGAACAGAGGCAGGTAATGGTTTTTACAAAGAACATGTTCCTAAATTATTTATTCATGATGAATATAATACAGTATTAATTGAGAATATATTGCGACGTCAGAAAACGGTATTAAAACAGGTGAAAAAGGAGTTGGAGACTTATAAAAGGACATCAATAGATCCTAGAGCCTTTGTAATTATGGATGATTGTTTATATGATCAGAGTTGGACTAAAGATAAAATGATGAGATTACTTTTTATGAATGGGCGTCATTGGAAAATAATGTTAATAATAACCATGCAATATCCATTGGGTATACCTCCTAATCTTCGTACAAACATTGATTATGTTTTCATACTGCGTGAACCATATTTAACAAATAGAAAGCGTATTTGGGAGAATTATGCGTCGATGTTTCCTACATTAGAGAGTTTTTGTGCGGTAATGGACAATACAACTGAAAATTATGAATGTTTAGTAATAAATAATAATGCCAAATCAAATAAATTAACTGACCAAATATTTTGGTATAAAGCGGAAAATCATCCGAATTTCAAATTGGGTTCCAAAGAATTTTGGGAAGTCAGTAAAAATATTGGTTCAGATGATGAAGATGATGAATATGATCCGAATAATCATAAGAAAAAGAATAAGGGTGCGAATATAAATGTCAAGAAGGCTAATTGGTAACAAGGGGCTGTGCCCCTTGTACGAACCCCCTAATATAGGATTATACCCCCTTGTATGAACCCCCCCCTAATATAGGATTATATCCCTTGTATGAACCCCCCCCCCTAATATAGAATTATGCCTTAATATGTGGTTCGTACAAGGGGCTACGCCCCTTGTATTATGTATTTCTTTGGAATGAAGGATGTGAATGATAATTCATATTTACAAATACTACTCCCAATTCATCGGATTGTATATATCTATGAATATATGAGAGACATTCTATATTATCTGTTTGTATAACACAAGGTGTATTATATTCAAAATTTTTATGGATATTTTTTTGATAAAAGTAGAATGAATAATCTTTTTCTGAAAAATTATTTTTTAGTTCTTTACAAATGTACGATTTTCCGGTAGCATCACCGCCGAATAATACAATAGTTTGTTTATTTGCGATGGCTTGTTCAATGGTTTTTCTAGCGCGCGTGTATTGTTCATCAAAATTAACAGGTGCGGACATGGTATTATAATAATTTTATTATACCATATAATAGAATCAATTTTTTTGTTAAATGAAGAAATAAAAACAATACACTACTGACGATTTCTTATTAAATAGATTATTAAAAAAATATTTTGTAGTATAAATATATTATTATATGTCAAACAACTATAATAATGAATATTTTGAAGGCTCAGTATTTGGCCTTGATGATGAGTGGAAACCAATAGGTCTTGTACCAAAACATCGATCTCGTAATAATAATACAAAAATAATTATTTTCTGTGCTTGTATTGGTATATTTACTTATATATTATATTCCACTTTACACGATCTTTACAAAGATGATATTTAATGATGTAATTAAATCCAATTTTTTTGTTAAATGAAAAAAGTTTTATATCTAACTACCTAACTACAACATCTAACTATACTTTACCTGAATGCCATTCCCACAACTTCTCAATACTGGCAGGGATTTCGCAGTTGGGGTCGGCATAAATATACTCGACCAAGTAGTCTGTCAAAAAGTATATTCTAGCACCTCTGCCAACATCATCATAGACCTGAAATATATCGCCATTTGACGCGCGAAACAGCTTGTGCTTTCTTGCGCCACCACATGACTGTCCATATTCCGCGATCTGGATTTCACTATTTTCCATGAATTCGCGAATGATTCGCCGCGCATTCTCAAAATAATAATGAGAAATCTGGGCGTGTACCATTCCAGGTGGTATGTACATTTGTTCGGCATACAAGTTTTTTGACAAAGACTCAAGATGGCTAATCTCGACTCTCTGTTGATCCGTTAACCAAGACATAAGCTCACGTTCATACCTTGGCGGCAAATTCTCAATCGACAATGGTGTCGGAATAAGAGTTGCTACTTCAGTATCGATCGTGTTGTTAATCATGTTGGTTGTCATGCTTGGTATATAATCTGGTAAGAGTTTGTATATGTATCCTAATGTTTAAAAAACAAATCAATTTTTTTGGAAATTCATATAAAATAGGGTTTATTTTACATGAATTTTATATTTTATATTTATAGCATATTAATACGAGGGAAACCAACAAGATTGGCACCAATACCGAAACCGGCACCACCACGAGCACTGGAGGCAATGGAAGGGACGAAAACATCTAATACAGAGAATGTAGCGGCGGCCATCAAACCGATAATTACAATTTCTTCAATATTAAGAGCCTTTTTAGGTATGGTATAAGCAGCAACGGCTACGAAGATACCTTCAATTAAATATTTGAAAATACGTTTCAAAAGTTCGTTGACGTCAAAACTAGTCATTTATATTATAATATAAGAAAAATAATTTAAAAGAATATTTACAAAAAAACATATAATGTCCTCTTTTGAGAAAAAAACAATTAATGGACAATTGAATCCTAAATATATCGATTTATGCGACGAAGATACACCAATATCTGGTCAAAAATTCGCATGTATGTCATTTGTATCGCCCGAAAAGATAATAAAACAACGGGATATATATAATTTTGAACAGTTTGTGAAGCAATGGGAATATACAAAAATTGTCACTAAAACTTCGGATTTCTTGAACTTTTTCTCATATAAATATAATTTAAAAGTAGATGATGTATTACAAGATTTTCAAGAATTTGTGAAAGAAGAAAAGGAACAGCTAAAGGATTCATCATTTGGCGATGAATATAAAACATTTATTGAACAAAATGAGGAAAAATTGAATTTGGATTTTCAGAAGGTACATGAATTTCAAACTTCGGTAAGAGGATTAAAAATCAGAGGTGTTTTTCAGACACAAGAAGAGGCGGAGATGAAATGTAAAAAGTTGCGTGAAATTGATCCAAATCATGATATTTATGTTGGACCAGTTGGAATGTGGATTCCATGGGATCCAGATGCGTATAAGACAGGTCGTGTGGAATTTATGGAAGATGAATTGAATCAACTACATCACGAGAAATTGAAGAATGAGACAAAGGCGAAGGAAGAGTTTGATAAGAGAGTATTAGAAACTAAACGCAAAGCAATTGAGGAAAATATTAAGAAAGCAAATGAATCTGGTAATAAGTTAACACAAACAATTGATGATAGTGGAAATTTGGTAGGTGTAAAAGAAACAACTGATTTTGATAATAGAGAGGTAGCAACAGAGGAAGGAATTAAAGCACATAATGATCAGATTTTAGAAAAAGCAAATAATGAAGTATAAATATCTATCTATATAATATATGAGTCTAAATAGAACCACTCAAAATAAAATAAAGAAATCATTAATTAATATAGAGAAAGCAAATGATATTATAAATAGACTTGATCCATTATGGAATTTAGAATTAAAACAAAATAAAATACCCAAAGAAGAACTTTTAGGTGAATTTAATAAATTATTAAATACACAAAAAGATTGTGCGAAAATTATTAATCACTTTTTTAGTAAAAAAGATATATTAAAATTGGCGCAATATATAGCAGATGTGGACTATACTTTAAATAGCGATACTGTGATAATTAATATCTCGAAAAATAAAAAAACAGAAAGTAAAAGTAGAAGAACAAGAAGTAGTAGAGGCAAAACAAAGGGCGGAGACGATAGCGTTGAATTGGTAGAAAGAGAAGAGAAAAGAGTATTTTTTGATAGATATTTATGTGCTTCGTTACTTTCGATTCTTACCGGTATAATATTGATATATTTAGCAATAGAGAATATGAATGCGTTGAATGAAACATATAATTTGAATATAACTTTTTTTGATATATTAACAAATTTCAAAGCAACTGTGGAGAGTTTACCTACACTATTAATAAGTTCAATAAGTGAAGAAGCAATATATGATATTAAGATGAGAGTTACTCGTGGATGTATGTCTGCTAGTGGTAACACAATCACTAATGCGATCAGTGCTTACATTAACCCAGATAATATGATGTCATGTATGTTGGAAGGTACAATGGATGGTATGACAAATACATTAAACATAAATTCTACACAGTTGAAATATGGTCTTATATTATGTTTAACTTTTACAGCTTCAGGTCTCGGTATGTTAACCGGTGGTGGTGGATATATATATGCGAGACTCGCTGGTTCTAATAGTAAATCTATGTTATTAAAAGATAAGTCCCCACCGAAGAGACTTACACGCGGAGGTAAAAAAACAATTAAAAATAAAACAAGAAAGGACAATATTCAAATAAATTTTGGAGATTTTTTATAAATAATTAATATAATTTGGCAAGGCAACTTGGCCGAGTGGTTAAGGCGATGCCCTGCTAAGGCATTATCCAATGGATGCGTAGGTTCGAATCCTACAGTTGTCGAATGGGGATTTAGCTCAAATGGTAGAGCGCTCGCTTAGCATGCGAGAGGTACCAGGATCGATGCCTGGATTCTCCACAAATAAATATAAATATAACTATTAATTTATATTTATTGTATAGTATGACAGAGAAGGTACCAACACATATTTCAATATTAAGTTCATCTTTATCGGGTTTATTACATATTTTGATAGGTTATCCATTTGATACATTGAAAACATTACATCAAAGTACAAATCCAAAACTAACACATTTGAAAAATTTGAAACCATTAAGATTATTTAAAGGAATTAAATATCCATTAATGCAAAATTCCTTGATAAATTCTCTGATATTTGGTACTAATAATTTTTTTAAAAACAACGTTGAAAATAAATACGTTTCTAACTTATATACAGCGGTTATATGTACATTTATTTTAGCACCATTTGATAAATTGAAGGTTATGTCTCAATATAATATGAAATATAAATTAAATAGTTCAATTATTACAAGTGCTTATAAACAATTACCTATAATATGTGCTTGTGAAATCCCATCTACATTTATGTATTTCACAACTTATCAAACAGCTAAGGAATATAATTTACCTATTTTTATCAGTGGCTCTTTAGCAGGTGTTAGTTCATGGATATTTACTTATCCATTAGATACTATAAAAACAAGAATGCTAAATGAATCATGTACTACATTGAAACAAGCTTTTAATAAACAAAATCTTTATAGAGGATTGGGAATATGTATTTTTAGATCTTTTTTTGTTAATGGAATTAATTTTTACAGTTATGAAAAAATCAATAAAGTTATGATGAAATATTGTCAGTGAAATGATTACTTATTTAAATCACTTTTTTTCAATTTTCTTCTTAAAGATGTTGATCTTTGTTGTGAGATTCCTTTCAAATGTGCTTGTATTTATTTCAGTGGCAACAAGTTTGAACTTGAAATCATCTGTTATTGATTTTTCAATATTCGTTTTATACTCGTTTTTTATAACATTATCCATTTATTTTATATATATATTTTTAATAGATTTATTTTTCCTTTTTCTTGTTTTTTGTCCACCTTCTTTTTTTTGTTTTTCATGTGGTGATTCTAATAGTTTTTTCATTGCCGCAATTATTGGTTCAATTTTGTTATCAAATTCTTCTTTTGTTATTTTTTTCAAATCTTGTATTAAACCTTTGTTGTTACATATAGATTGGTAAACACTTGCTTCAATAGTAGCTTTAATCGCATCATTGTTTGCTAGAGCGTTATCAACCGCTTCTACAACAACTTGTTGTTCAAAAAGCGCCTTAGCTTCTGGAATAACTTTACCTAGTAGGGCGGGACTAGTAGTTTGATCTTCTTCATGTAGCTGACCTTGTACTACAGGCGTTTTATCTGGTGTAACTGTAGCTTTAATTGTGTCTCTTAAAGCTTTTAGTACTTTGGGTTGAGATAATAAGGATTTCATAAAGTCTGGAGTTTTATATCCATCTTTCAAAGTCTTATTTTCATTAATAAGTTTGGTATTTTCTTTAATAAGTTCGCCATTTTCTTTTGCTAGTTCTGTCATATCTTTAACTCCACCTTTTATCTTTTTATTTTCTTCAAGTTCATTCATTGCTATAGTTAATTGTGATATAAAATTTTTAGAATAAGCATCGAAATATTGTTGAAAAAAAGCGGGAGATCCACAATCCCATGGTCTACCATCTAGATCCGTTTTATTCACACATTTATCCACACATTTATCTACAATTTTAAAAAAATCATTAACAGAATAATTCTCGAGTATATTCAAAGCTAGTTCCATAAGTACTTTATTAGATTGTTTTTGTCTAGCATAATCTATATAAGCGTGTTTTTCCTGACCTGATTTTGTTCCTCTTGATATTTTCTTCTCCATTTCAGCCTTGACATTTGTTTCGATGCCCGACTTGAATAAATCTATGAAACTTCCTTCTTTTATATTCCCCTCGGCGTCGTAACTTTCATTAACAAAATCATTAGCAACTTCTTGTATTAATTGCATTTTACGTTCTTGTTTAGTCATTTTATATTTTTTCTTTTCGGACGACAACATACTAATATATAATTGTAAAAAAAATTGAATTCGTTTAATTATTATATTTTTAATTTAAAATATTATAATGCAATCACAAATTTATGTAAATCATACTGTTGAGAAAAGAAGGACACAAAAGAAACAGAATAATTATTCTAAACAAGAGAAAAATAAATTATGGGAAGCATTTGATAATGATGTTAAAGAATCTAAAATACACGAAGAACCAAGTGAGATTGATTTATGTTATTTATGTAATAATGTTTTAGTAATAGCAGAAAATGGATTTCCAACATGTTCAAATATTCAATGTGGAGTTATATACAATGAAACATTGGATTATTCACCGGAATGGAGACATTATAGTGACGACAAGAGTACAAATGATCCTACACGATGTGGAAATCCAATAAATCCACTTTTAATAGAATCTTCGTTTGGTTGTAAAGTACTATGTAATAATAATTCTAGTTATGAAATGCGTAAAATAAGAAGATGGACAGAATGGCAATCAATGCCCCATCGCGAAAAATCATTGTATTCGGAATTCCAATTTATAACTACAATGGCACAAAATTCGGGTATTCCTAAAATATTTATAGATGATGCTATATCTATTCATAAAGATATATCTGAACAAAAAATGTTTAGAGGTTTAAATCGAGATGGAATAAAAGCGGCATCGATTTATATCAGTTGTCGCTTAAATGGTTGTCCACGAACAGCACATGAGATTGCGGATATATTTAAATTAGATAAAACAAGTACTACTACCGGTTGTTCAATGGCAGTAACAATATTAAATAATATTGAGCGTAATTATAACCCAGATGAACAAACAAATTTAGGTACAACTAAACCAATATCATTTATAGAGAGATATTGTAGTAAATTGAATATTAATTCAGAGTTAACTAAATTATCAATGTTTGTATGTAAAAAAATCGAATCAATGAGTATAATTAATGATAATGCGCCTCATTCTATTGCGGCGGGTATAATATATTTAATATGTAGTGTATGTAATTTGAATATTAGTAAGAATGATATAAAATGTATTTGTGGCGTCAGTGAAGTGACGATAAATAAATGTTTTAAAAAAATGGAACCGTTAATTGATCAGCTAATACCCAAAGCGATTTTACAAAAATATACATAATAATTTCATAAATATAAAATAAACATTTTTAATATTTTTTAATTATATAATGTCTTCAACACGATTTAATGATGATGATGCTAGAATAAAGAAGAGGCTTGAAGAAAGTTTAAGTGTAGGACTATATCACTTGAATACACCAGGCCCAGGTTCCCAAAACCCTTATGTAGAAGATGTGAACATTCGATTACAAAAATGGGGAGCAAATTTGCGAAATAATACAATTGAAATGGAAAGTGATTTTAGAAATATGAATAATCGTTTATCAAAAAATATGAAAAATTATAAAGATATAGAAGCAGTAACAAGTGAGATTAGTTATCCAAGTGAAGCAGCATATGTAGATGAATCACGTGCTTCAGTTCCAGCTTGGATTTTTAGAGATATGGAAACAAATAGATGGGAATATCCTTTTGAAGACAAGCAAAAGCACATTGAAATTCCATTTAGCTTCAACGAACAAAGTCGTATGTTATTAAAGGACAATTTCGTTAGAAAGATATAAAACAATCATTGAATTATAATTTAGTATATTATGAAAAGGTTATATATTAGTATAAAAATAAATATATAATATATAATATGGAATTAGCTATACCAATTGTCGCAATAGGTGGATTATATGTAGCTTGTAATAAAAAGAAAGAAGGTTTCAAATCTTTGCCAAATACAGATAATCCAGATGTAAATTATCCGAAAAATGTGGATAATTCAGAAAGTCAAGCAACATCAAAATTGGCGTCTATGAATAAATATAGTCCAAATGTCGCTTATACAGACAAATATTTTGACAATCATACTTTAGCAAAAAGCACATATTCAATTGATGGTCAAAAATATTATTCTTTAACAGGTGAAGAGGTGAATTCTGATTATTTTTCACATGGTAATATGGTGCCTTTTAATGGATCATTAAAAAATTCCAAGATAAATAATTTTGATTCGAATGAGTCAGTTTTAGATAGCATGAATGGATCTGGAACACAATTTATCACAAAAAGTGAACAGGCTCCATTATTTTCTCCTGAAGAAAATACACAGTACGCACACGGTACACCAAATCAAAGTGATTTCATGCAGTCACGCGTTAATCCAAGTTTGAGAATGGCTAATGTAAAGCCATTTCAAGAAGAGCAAGTAGCCCCAGGTTTAGGTTTAGGATATACAACACAAGGATCTAATGGTTTCAATTCTGGTATGATGGATCGTAACGCATGGATGCCAAAAACAGTTGACGAATTGCGTGTAGTAACTGATCCAAAAGTATCATATAATTTACTAGGTCATGAGGGTCCGGCTAACAGTTATATAAAAACCTGTGCTCAACAAGGTATTCAAGAAAAACATCGACCGGACACAACATTTGAAATGAAGCAAGATAGATATATGACAACAACCGGTTTAGAAAAGGGACAAACTATGCGTTCAATACCAGTTGATCGTCATGTATCGCGTCCAGACACAGCAGTTTCATATTCTGGTGTAGCAGCTTATGGTAATAATTCATACTATATCGACGGTGAACATAATGATCCACATAAGCAACAATTAGATTCATATCCATTACGTGTAGCAAATGCGGTTGGTCATGGTAATGCTACAGAGTCGGATTATGGTATTAAAAGTAAAATGGCATATCCAAATAATAGATCTTCTAATATGGATGATGGATATTTTGGAGCCATTGGAGGTGCTTTTGGTGCTGCTCTTTCTCCTCTTTTAGACGCTTTAAAACCTACACGAAAGGAAAATACAATTGGTAATATGAGACTTTATGAAAATCCAAAAGCATCAGTTAATGCTTCTTATGCGCCAAATACAAATAATGCTCCTACAACAAATAGAGAAATGACAGAAAAAGGAAGTGGTCATTTGAATTTTCATGGTAATGTACAAGGTGCTCATCAATCGACACCGCATCAACAAATTAGTAATAATCGTCAAACCCAAGGTGATTTTTGTTATGTAGGCGCAGGAACTGGTTCTAATGAACAAAGATCTTATGCTGCTGAATTAAATCAGCGCAATAATGATATTAAGTCATCAACCGTTAAAGGACGTTTGGTACAAGGTAATATGAAATTAGGTAATGATTATATTAATCAAAGTGTAAAACAACAATACTCGGACTTAATCAGTACACGTGAAATTGCCCCATCTTATTTAGCTCAGCCACCATCTACAATGAATATGGGTACAATGATAGAACGTAAACCATTGGATGAAAATATCAATATTACAAGAATTGAAGGTGATTTAACTGCGTCATTGAAATCTAATCCATATGCTATTCCATATAGAGCAAAATAAATGATAAAAATTGATTATATTTTTAGTAATAATAATTAAAAATATAAAACATACTTTTCAATATATTAAATAACAATCGTATTATCAATGTCAGATTTAATGGAACAGTTTAGAAATGATCCAAATATACAGAAGCTACAAGAAAGACATTGTACAAGTATTCATGTGGCTGTTTTAGTATTAAGAGGTAAAATAATCGCACAAGCACATAATAAAATTGGTTCACGTAGTCGAGGATGTGGATATTCCGATTATAGTATTCATGCCGAGAAAAACGTAGTGAAGGAGATAGGAGATAATAATAAATTGAAAGGGGCAAATATGTATGTATTTCGATTTGGTAGAGGGGGAAAAAGCGATG